CTGCTTTTGACGATGCTGCGATTCCAGTTGCTCAAGAATTGGTCAAAGGTGATGTTGGTTCCATCATTGATAAGATTAAACAGAAACCAGATGTTGCCTCACGATTTATTGGTGGAGATAAATCAGTATTCGTGGCAAGAGGCAAACTTCACCCAAGCCTTGCTCCATACATTGATGGTGATAATCCATCAGAAGAAGAACAGTTAAAAGGATTCTTTGACTATATGGCTGATACAGATAAGGCCAAAGCTCCTACAGCTGATATGGTTAAATTCATCTCTCGTATCGCTAAACAGAATGGAGTCAAAACTAATTTTGGTGCTATCCGTAAGAGAAGTATTGAAACACAACAAAAATTAGTTGATGATTTGAATAGTACCACAGTTAACTATAAAGGTTCAAAGATTGGCATGGGTGACTATCTAGAAGCCAAATCACTTATAAAGAATTTACACCTGGATGCTATTGATGGCAAAGATGCTGACAATGAGATTATGAGATACTCTGGTTTGGTTAATGTTAACCACGGAGGTGTAGTTGTCGAAGGCGAGCAATTAGCAAAAGCATTAGGAGTCAATAGTACAGATGACCTAATGTTAAAGATTGAAATCGGCAAACCAGGTGAAGGCCAATCAGTAACAAAGAATAAGAAGACAGGAGAAGTTACTGGTAGAAACATTTTCATATATGCGGTTGATAAGGACGGAAAGAAAATACAAATCGCATACAAAACACAACGTTCAAAACAAGGTGAGACTGGAAGAACAAATAATACTATTCAGTACACCAAAGAAATGCAACAGCTTCTAATTGATAATAACATACAAGAACAATTAGAACTTAACGAGGCAAAAGGAGATACCACACTATCGTTTTGGGATATTGATGAGACAGTGTTTAATACTTTTGCAAAAATAATAGTAAGAGATAAAGAAACAGGAAAGGAAATCATACAGCTTACTAACTCAGAATTTAATTCATACAAATTAAAAGATAACGAAGAATATGACTTTTCACAATTTGGTGATGCAAAGATGTTCAAAGATACATCGAAGGTGATTAAGTCTACAATGAATAAAATAAAGAAAGAGTATAAAGACAAGAACACAATTATATTCTTCTTAACTGCAAGAGCAGACTTTGATTCAAATGCAATGTTTAAAGACGCATTTAGAGAACAAGGTTTAAGAGTAAACGATAAGAGAATTAGATTTGAACTAGCAGGAAATCTAAAGAAAGGTACTATTGCAGATAAGAAACAATATGTAATGAATAAGCAAATAAAGAGATTTAATCCAACGGTTGTGAAAATATATGATGACCATTTAGATAATGTTAATGTACTAGACAAACTAGCAATGAAATATACAAACATAAGATTCGAAAAATATTTAATTAAGAATGGTGCGATTCTGAGCAAAGGTAAGCTCAATGAAGGCATTATGACATTTAAAAAACATAAGGAAGAAAAACAAGAACTTGAAGAATTATTTGGTGCAATACCATTTACCCTAGACCTTCAACCTTGGAAGATGAAACATAGAGGACAGAAACCACAAGGTATGGGTAATTGGAAATTTGACTTTATGATACCTGTACTACAAGCAGGACAGGGATTTTTAGATGATGGCGTTTTTTCACATAAAGGTAAGTTCAAAGATGCCGTGAAAAAATTAGTACAATATATTAAGAAGAGAGCCCAAAAGGGTGGAAACCTAAAACAAACAAAAGTAAAACTACAACCGTGATTACAAAAAAGAATCTAGATGCTATCGAAAGATTTGCCGATAAGTTATGGGCAAAGGTAGGACTTGATGTCGAATTTACACGACACTTCCTCGATAGAGTCAATGATGCCCGTAACAAAAAACAAATTACAGGTGGAGAGATTCAAAGACTATTCAAACAGTCATTCAGAAAACACGGAAAGAAAATAGCAGCTCTGGGAAAAGGAGCAGAAGCAGTCATAAAGGATATGGAGACTGACATCAACATGCCATTTGTATTACAGTTAGATAAGAATGGTGAGCTTGATTTGGTTGCAAAGACTGTAATGAGAAAGAAAGATTTTAAAACATCTAATCAAAAGTTTTCTATTGAAAGCTTTAAATCTCGTTTAGATGAGGCCGCAGGAAAGAATACTCACATGACCCATATTGAAGATAGGGTTATATATGGAGGTGTCAAAGGAGCAAGAGAAGCCATCTTTGCACTGAGAGGATTAAGGGATATGTTAGCGGGAGAGACTTCAAAGACAACAGACGTTACAGTAAAGTGGGACGGGGCACCAGCAGTATTCGCTGGTGTCGACCCCACCGACGGAAAGTTCTTTGTTGCAAAGAAAGGAATCTTTAACAAGAATCCAAAAGTGTATAAGACAGAAGCTGATATCAATGCAGATACTTCAGGTGACCTCAATGCTAAATTAAAAGTCGCATTGAAAGAACTAAGTAAATTAGGAATCAAAAATGTATTGCAAGGTGATTTACTTTTCACAGATGACGTAGAGACTGAATCTATTGGCGGAGAAAAGTATTACACATTCCAACCTAACACGATTGTATATGCAGTGCCAGTTGATTCTGATTTAGGTAAGAAGATTGCAAAAGCAAAGATTGGAATTATCTTTCATACAACTTATACAGGAAAAGACTTTGAATCAATGAAAGCTCAATTCAAAGTAGACCTTGGTTCATTAAAGACTAGCCCATCAATCTTTTTTGATAATGCTAATCTGAAAGATGTATCTGGTTCAGCAACATTAACCAAATCAGAAACAAAAGAAGTGACCGATGCTTTATCAATCGCAGGTAAAATCTTTAGAGGTATATCCAGTACTACATTGAAACAGATTGAGAAAGACCCAACGCTTGCTCAAGAGATAGAAACATTCAATAATTCATTCGTAAGAAAAGGTGAAAAGATAGGCGACCCGAAGAAACACGTGCAAAAACTAATCACTTACTTTACGGATAAATATGATAAAGAAATAGAAAAAAGAAGTACAGAAAAAGGAAAGACAGCACAAAGACAAAAGAAAGATACAAGATTAGCATTCTTCTCAAAATCAAATAGTAAAAATTTAGAAAAAGTGTTTGAATTACAAAGACAGTTAGTTACAGCCAAAGAATTAATTCTATCTAAGTTAGATAAGATTAAATCAATGGCAACCTTTGTTCGAACAAAGCAAGGATTCAAAGTCACAGGACAAGAGGGATTCGTTGCCATTGATAAAATTGGTGGTGGTGCAATCAAACTGGTTGATAGACTTGAGTTCTCATACAATAATTTCTCTGCGGATACAATCAAAGGTTGGGAACGATGAAATCATTTAAGGAATATACAGAAGCATTGACTAGACAGCAAAGACGTAAGGTTGGTTTACGAATGAAACGTCTTGCTAAAAGAATCGCTCGTAAGAAGAAGATACTTGCCAAAAGAATGGCAACACCAGAAAAACTATTAAAGAGGTCAAGAAAAGCCGCGCGAAAACTATTAGCAAAGAAGATACTAAAAGGTAGAGACTTATCAACTTTAACTTTCGCAGAAAAAGAAAAATTAGAAAAGAGATTGGATAAGAAGAAAGCAGTGATTGCAAGAATCGCTCGAAAGCTTCTTCCAAAGGTTAAAAGAGCCGAGAAAGAAAGATTACAAAGATTAAGGACAAGTGATGATTAAATCGTTTAAACAGTTTAATGAAGATAATGATAAAGAAGTATTCTTTACATTTGGTAGATTCAACCCACCGACAACTGGGCATCAAAAGTTATTGGATAAGATAGCGTCTGTAGCAAAAGGAAATGACTACAAGGTATTTGCATCTACTTCAAATGACCCTAAGAAGAATCCACTAGAGTATAAAGAGAAGGTACGTTTTATGAGAAAGATGTATCCGAAACATGCTCGTAGTATTGTGATGAATAATAAAGTAAATAATGCTTTACAGATTGCATCAGAGCTTCATAAGGCTGGATATAATAAAATTACAATGGTAGTTGGTGGAGATAGAGTAAAAGAATTTGATACTCTATTAAAGAAGTATAACGATAAGAAAGCTCGTCACGGATATTATAATTTTGTAAATGGAATCAGTGTAGTTTCTGCAGGTGAAAGAGACCCCGATGCAGAAGGTGTAACTGGTATGTCAGCATCAAAGATGAGAGCTGCAGCTACCGATGGTGACTTCAAATCATTCCAAAACGGATTACCAAAAGGATATTCTGGTGGAGTAGAACTATTCAATACTCTTCGTAAAAGAATGGGATTGAAAGAGATGTCAGACTTTAGAGAACATATCCAACTTGACACGATTGACGATATGAGAGAACGATATTCTCGTGGAGAACTATTTAACGTTGGAGAGACTGCTCTTAATAAAGATGGCAAATTAGTTACTATTGCTGAAAGAAAACCTAACTATATCGTTTCTGCAATTGGTAAAAAGTATTGGATACAAGATTTAACTGAAAATAAAGTAAAGACAATTAAGGTTGGAGAAGATGCAGTTGCAACAGATAAGCCAGTTCATTATGCTCTTGTTAAAGATAGAAAGGTTGTTGAAACCGGCACTAAAGATGAGATGTTAGAACTTTGTACTAAAGAAGGTGGACGTGTTTGGAAAACAGCTAAAGTAAAAGGAGATATCGTAGAGGCTAGACAAGACCCCGATATTAAAGATAAGAAAGGTACACAACCAGCTAAATATTATTCAGGTCTTTCAAAGTCTACTAAATCAAAAAGAGATGCTCACTTTAAGAAAGGTGCAAAGAAAGATGATGACGATCCGAGTGCATATAAACCAGCACCTGGAGATGCAAGGGCAAAGACTAAACCATCTAAACATACTAAGAAGTTCAAAGCAATGTTTGGTGAAGAAGATAATCCACGCATTCCTAGAAAGAAAGGTCAGCCTGCAAACAGTGATAAACACTCTGATTTATATACAGACGAAAACCCAAAGGGAACAATCAAAGGTTTAGGTTTTAAAGATGTAGAAACAGCAGAAGCTTCAATTAAGAAGATTGAGAACTCTGGTAAATCACATGCTCATAAAATCCAAGCAGCAATTGCAATGGAACAAAGAGCAAGAGTGATGAAGAAAACTGGTCCAGCCGCAGTCTATCGAAAGTACATCAATAAGATGAAGAAGAAGACTAAAGAAAAGAATGAATCAGTGGTCACCGAAGAATTTCAACTTGATGAGAAACTAATCACATTTGCAAAGAAGGCATATCCAAAAGCAGGTAACGTAGTTATCTTGGCAGGAGGAGCTGGTTCTGGTAAAGGATTTGTTTTAGATAATCTTGTAGGAATCGAAGGTAAGGTATTCGATGTAGATGCTTTAAAATCTTTAGTATTAAAAGCTCCAAAGGTTGACCAAAAAATTAAAAATGAATTTGGTGTTAGTTTAAATAAATTGAATTTAACTAAACCAAATGATGTCGCTAAACTTCATCAGATTGTCGGTGACATTATGAATCTGCCAAATAAAAAGCAATCAGCATTCTTTGCTTCAGCATTAGTGGCAGCACCAGAAGATAAACCAAACGTTATCTTTGATGTTACATTAAAGGATTTAAGAAAGCTTGACAACATCACTCGACTAGTACAACAGGCTGGTTATGATAAGAAGAAGATTCATATCGTTTGGGTTGTCAACGATATCGAAGTTGCTAAGAAACAAAACCTTGACCCTAAACGTGGTAGAGTAGTTCCTGTTGAGATTCTTGTGAATACTCATAGAGGTGCTTCTCAAACTATGTTAGACATCA